GCACCGTTATCTGTTACACCTAAATACTTGTGAACATAGAGGTCGGTAGCACCAACATTTAGCATTTCTGCTATTGTTCTATCAAAAAATCTGTAATCATTGGATTTATCCGAACGAAATAGTGAGAGTTTGGGCATCTTGGTATCCGATATATCTAGTATTTATCAGCAGAATTTTGTAAGCATTAAGTATTACCTTTATTAAAGGTTGACAATTAATAGAATTTGATATATAATTTAGTTATTGTTAATAGGAGCATACATGGCAACTCGCAAACCGAAACCAACCTCAGATCATTTTATCAAAGCATTAAACCCACGTGATGCAGATACAAAGTACATGGGCGAAGAACCATTCTTTCCTGTACAACCTGAGGGAAGCGAACGTACAATTACTCTTACTAGGGGATTTACTTGGTTCAATCGTTTTTACAGTAAAAAAGATGCCAAAGAATTATTGTGTCAATATTTAGAGCACAATGAAAGAATTGCAGAAGCCAAGATTGTTCGTAAAGTTGATGACAGAGAATTTTTAATGACATTGTGCTGGTTGGCACGTATGACATTGCGTGGACTAGAACTTACTGAACAAGAAAGTGAAACATTAGAAAATGAGATCCAACGACTATTAAAAGTCGTTAACAAACCAGAAGTTATTGTCGTTGAAAAAGAAAGCAACCGCCCTAATATTCAGGAAATCATGCGTGAAAAAGCAAAAGACGCTGCCGGTGAACTAGAAGGACTATTTGACGAGTTTTATACTACAGGCAAAACTAGTGGTAAAGTAGTTGATATTGTTGCTAAGTTTAATGTAATGAGTCAACATATTCCATTAATTGTTGAGATATGGAAACAAAAACAAATTGAGTTTGAAACAGTTAGTGAAACTGACGATAAAGAACTTAAAGAGGCTTACGGTAATTTAGGTAAAGTACAAATACGTAATATACTTAAATTTATTGAATCAGTACTTACCGATCTTAATAGTTATATTTCAATTAAGAAAGCAAGTAAGGCTCCTCGCAAAAAGAAAGCAATACCTGTAGAAAAGATTGTAGCAAAACTTAAGTACTTAAAAGAATTTAAGGATGCAGTAAACAAACTTGATTTGATTAGCATTCATCCAACTAAGTTGCATGGTGCTAGTGAGGCATGGGTATATGATACTGCAAAAAGAAAACTGCATCATTATATCGCAGACGAATATTCAAAATCATTTACTGTGAAAGGTAACACGATTCTTGGATTTGATAATAATACTAGTGAAATTAAAACACTACGTAAACCAGGTGAACAACTTAAAGAGGTCATGGGAAGTAAGCCCGCGTCACGTAAGTATTTCAAAGACATTAAAGCAACTGCTACTACCCCCACCGGTCGCTTTAATCAAAATATGTTAATATTGAAAGCATTTTAATGGATAATATAGAAGAAAAGATGGCATCAATGATGGCACCTATTGATAGACAACTATTGTTATGTGATGGCAAAAACGATGAGTTAATGCTGGCATGTGCAATGTTACAACGAGTCAAAGAAATATTTGACACACACTTATCGCCGGAAGGCACAAAACTAATGTTTAAGGATTTTCAATGATAGATTTAACCAAGTACTCACAATTTGTTGAGCAAGTAACCTCAGTAGAATCAAACAACTACGACCACTTACATAAACGTATAGCAGAATTACGTTCAGGAGATTTTAACCCTGCATTGTTATTGACTGCTTGTATGGGAATGGCAGCCGAAGCAGGTGAGTTTACAGAGATTCCTAAAAAGATTTTATTTCAAGGTAAGCCCTATAATCAAGAGGCTCAATATCATATGATGCGTGAATTGGGTGATATCATGTGGTATTGGATTAATGCTTGCCGTGCATTGAATCTTGACCCTAATACTGTTATTGCAGAAAATGTAAAGAAATTAGAAAGCCGTTATCCCGGTGGTACTTTTGATCCTTATTTCTCTGAAAATAGACAACAAGGCGACTTATAATATAATACAGATTCTCCCGATAAATACATTATTGGGAGAATACAATGGCAGTTAGTTTAGAAGATTTAAAGCAAGAACTTTTTGAAAGTTTAAAATATCGTTTAGGTGGTGGCATAGTTGACGTAGAGGCTGGACCTGAAGAATATGAGGCTGCCTACAATTATGCAGTTAAAATTTATCGCCAACGTGCACAGAATGCCACTTTTGAAACTTATACATTAGTAACAATGTACGAGGGTATTGACACATATACATTGCCCCCTGAATTTGTAAATGTACGAGAAGTTTTTCGTAGAACTATTGGTCTAGAAACAGGACCTTCTAGTGCAAGTTTTGATCCTTTCAGTAGTGCTATTCTTAACACATATTTGTTGAACTATAACTATGCAGGTGGATTAGCAACATATGACTTTTATGCAGGTTATATTGAATTAGCTGCTAGAATGTTTGGTGGATATGTAGTATTCACTTTCAACAGAGTTACAAAAGAACTAAGATTAGTTAGAACAATTAAAGGTACTGGCGAACAAATATTAGTTTGGGGAGACTTATTAAAACCCGAAGCAGAATTACTACAAGATCCTTATGCTGGTATATGGATAGGAGATTGGACACTTAGCCAATTAAAACTAATCATCGGTGAAGCACGTGAAAAGTTTGGAACTATTGCAGGCCCTAGTGGTGGCACAAGTCTTAACGGTACTGCACTTAAAGCAGAAGCCATTGCTATGCAAACACAATTACTAGAAGATTTGCGTAGATATGTAGATGGAAGTCAACCATTAACTTGGATACAAGGTTAATGAGAACAACCGAGTTTATCACAGTCCAAGAAGATAAAACTAAAGATGGTAAATCTATCTATAGGTCTGGAATGTGTGATGCATTTGCTATGGCATTACATGAACTAACAAAATTACCGTTAGGTGCTTGGACTGGATACTATTACGATGACTTTGAAGAGGAATACAATATAGAAATTTCTCATATTTGTTGTGTAAAATCATTTGACCAAATAGAATGGATAGACGTTGATGGTCTTCATCGTGGACAACCTAAAAATTTATACTTTAACAATAAGATTGAAAGTATTAAACTAGTACCAATATCAGAGGAAGATGCCCGGTATGTTTACACTATGGAAGGTGTAAGTGAAATAGATATTAAACAAGCAAAACAATTTATTTTGTCTGACCCAAATCTTTCTAAATTAATATAACCTAAACATTTACTTTTGTCACACTTCTGTAGTATAATTACTGTATAGGAGAGTGTATGATTATAGGGATAACAGGATTAATCGGTTCAGGTAAAGATACAGCAGCTAACTATCTAACTACATTTCATCAGTTTAAACAAGAAAGTTTTGCAAGCAGTTTAAAAGATGCAGTAGCACAAGTATTCGGTTGGGACAGAGAATTACTAGAAGGTCACACCAAATACAGTAGAGAGTGGAGAGAACAAATTGATCCTTGGTGGGCAAAACGACTTGATATGCCCAATCTAACTCCTAGATGGATACTTCAATATTGGGGTACAGAGGTCTGTCGTAAAGGATTCCATGATGATATATGGATCGCTAGTTTAGAAAACAAACTACATAATTCAAAAGACAATATTGTTATTAGTGATTGTAGATTCCCCAATGAAATTAAAAGTATAAAAAATGCAGGTGGAATAACAGTTAGAGTTGTACGAGGTACTAATCCAAAATGGTATGATGCTGCGGTAGCTTATAATAAAGGCCCTGATGGAAACACAATGTGGGCATTAAGCAAAAATATGCTGGATAAACATAAAGTTCATGCAAGCGAATATAGTAGCGTTGGATTACACTACGATCATATTATTGATAATAATGGGTCTATTGAAGACTTGTATAAGCAATTAGAATTAATAATCAACCTCTAAGTCACCCCTGCGCCAAGTCACTTCTTTACGTTTAACAATTTCAACACAATTCAAACATATAGTCCTGAGATTGTTAAACTTAACATTCTTTAAATCTCCATCTATATGATAGACTAAAGTTTGGGTAGAGTAGATACTACGAAAGCCACAAGAGTCACATGTGGCTTTTTTCTTGTATCCTGCTTTTTGCCAAGTGGGAATTCTAGCTTTTAACTTATTTTTATTTCTACCGCATTCATCACAAATACTACGATAATGTGTTATTCCGTTGCGTTTATAATTGATAGCAGAGTAGTTTTTATTGCATGTTTTGCATATAGGTCTCATACATCTATTTAGTAACCTTTGAAGGTATGGTTATTTGGGTGTTTTTGATAGGTTATGCTAAATATTAGTATCATATAGGTTTATGCCTATACAATAATATTTAAAGGAAATCGAAAATGGCATTAAATTCACCTGGCGTACAAGTATCAATTATTGACCAAAGTCAATATTTACCCGCTGCTTCTAGCTCAGTACCCCTACTTTTTATAGCTTCTGCTCTTGACAAAGCAAATGGAACTGATAATACTGCAATTGCTGCTGGCACATTAGAGTCCAATGCAAATAAATTATATCAACTAACAAGTCAACAAGATTTAGTGACATTATTTGGTAACCCATTCTTCTATAAAACAACAGATGGTACACCACTACACGGTTACGAATTAAATGAATATGGTTTATTAGCTGCGTATTCATTATTAGGATCTACAAATAGTTGCTATGTGTTACGTGCTGATATAGATTTAGCAAGTTTAATAGGTAGCTTAACTCGTCCAGCTGGTCCTGCTCCGGACGGTACATACTGGTTAGACACTACAAATACAGCATGGGGTATTTTTGAATTTGATGCTGATACAGGAACATTTATGTCAATGACTCCTTATGTATTAACAAGCACTTCTCAATATACAACAGATAATGGAAATGATGCTACACCGTTGCCATCAATTGGTAATCCTGGTGATTATGCAGTTATTCCTGCAATGCCAGTTAATGGTATGCTATCACAACATACATATTTTTACAAGACCCCAGGAAATGCAAGCACTAGTGTTTGGGTTGGTGTTGGTTCACATGAATGGAAAATGTCTACCCCAACAGCAGTTGGTACAAACCACGCTACCAGTTTAACAGTAGGTGATGTATTGACTATTAATGTTAACGGTAAATATACAGTTAGTGTAACAGTACCGTCAGGTAGCGGCAATAATACAGTAGCACACTTAGCTACTCTTATTAATTCATTAAATATTGCTGACTTAACGGCAGATAGCACTACTAATAGTGGTTATTTGACAATATTCTTTGGTGAATATGATCAAATTGGTTCTTCAATAAATGATTATATCACTTTAACAGGAACTGGAACAATTCTTGCTGACTTAGGATTAGGTGGCACATATTATAGTCCAGATGTTTCAATTGGTTCAAGCAATCAAATGCCATTATGGACATCAAGTCAAGCAATGCCAAGACCAAGTGGATCTGTTTGGATCAAAACAAGTACTACAGGTTCAGGTATAGATTTTATTATGAACAGATATAGTTTAGCAGCTAATCAATGGGTTGGTAAAACTGTAAACGTTTATAATAGTGAACAATCTGCAATCTACAATTTAGATTCAACTGGTGGCCAAGCTATTCCTACAAATACATTAATAGCTACAGTTGGTACTCAAGGTTTCCCTGATGCAGCAGTAATGTTTTATTACAGACTAACAACTGGTATAACAGCAGTTACAAGTAGTGTTAGTTCATTTGACTTAACAAGTTTTATAGGTAACACATTAAAAGTTTTAGTAACTATTCCTAATCAAACAACACGTAGTAGCGTATATACACTTACTATAGGTGACCAGCATATAACAACATTTGTTTCTGCATGGCAAGCTGCACAAATTCCATATACAAAAATTGCAATTAATACTGATGGTTCAATTACTATTAGTCATACTGCAGGTGGTGAAATATTATTGAGTGATACTGCTAGTAACAACGGTGAGAGCACAGGTCTTATTAATGCATTAGGATTCGGTACATCAACAAAAGGTGTACGTAAAAGTTTTGTAGATACTTTTGTAACGACTGTTTCTACAACTAGAGTAACTGGTAGTGGTGATAGTGCAACTGTTACAGTAACTAATAATGGTTACTATAAAGTAGTTGTAAATAATGGTGGTAACACTTATGCAGTCGGTGATGAAATAAAAGTACTAGGCACTAGTCTAGGTGGTGTAAGTCCTGACAATGACCTTACAATGGTCGTAGAGGGTGTTACATCAGGTGGGGTTATTTCTGCATTAGCTATATTAACTGGAACTGCTAAACCATTATACTTAACATCATTGAGTAACTGGTATCAATTAACATATACTTCAAGTGCAGGTGCTCCAGCATCATTACCTTTTGAGGGTGAAAACTGGTACTTTAGTACACCTACTGAAGTTGATATTTTAGTTAACAAAAATCATGCATGGGTAGGTTATGGAAATACTAACTATGATACAACAGGTCATCCTACGAATGGTAGCAATCAAACAGATCCGACAGGTATTATTATGTCTGCTACAACACCAACAACACAAAATGATGGTGTAACAATGTTAGCATACGGTGATCTATGGTTAGATACAAGTGATTTAGAAAACTATCCTAAGATTAGTCGTTGGCAGAATCTTAACAATGTAGATCAATGGGTCGCAATCAGCAACACAGACCAAATATCTAGTACTGGTATGTTATTTGCAGATGCACGTTGGGGAAATAGTGGAATGATCGATCCAGTTAACGATCCTATTCCAACAATTGCAAGTTTATTAACTAGCAATTATGTTGATTTAGATTGTCCTAACCCATACTTATATCCACAAGGAATGTTATTGTTTAACACAAGACGTTCAGGATTTAATGTAAAACGATTTGAAGCGAACTATTTCAGTCAATCAGCATATCCGTCAGCAGTAATGAGTGCTGATCCTGGTTATACCGGTGGTATCACACAATTACCACTAATGCCGTATGCATGGGTATCAACAAGTGGTCACAAAGAAGATGGTTCTGCATATATGGGTAGAAAAGCACAACGTGCAATGGTAGTTAAAGCAATGAAGGCTGCTATTAACAGTAATATGCAAATTCGTGAAGAAGACACCTTTATTAACTTATTAGCAGCACCTGGTTATCCAGAACTACAACCTGATATGGTTTCATTAAACAATGATAGAAACAATACTGCATTCATTATCGGTGATACTCCATTGAGATTATCAGATGAAGCAACATCATTGACAAATTGGGCAACCAACACAGCATTAGCAACTGAAACAGGTGAAGATGGTTGGGTAACACGTGATACATATCTAGGTGTGTTCTATCCGAGCGGTATCACATCAGACTTAAGTGGCACTGACGCAGTTGTTCCGGCAAGTCATATGATGTTAACAACATTCTTAAATAATGATAATGTTGCTTATCCTTGGTTAGCAGCTGCTGGTATACGTAGAGGTAATATTACTAATGCTACAAACATTGGTTATTTGGATGCACAAACAGGTATATTCCAAGTAATTAAGAATCGTAATAGTATTCGTGATGTACTATATGAGAATCAACTTAATCCATTAGCGTACTTCACTGGCGTAGGCTTATTGAATTATGGTAACAAGACAAGTTATGCAAGTCAAAGTTCTTTAGATAGAATTAACGTTGCACGTTTAATATGTTACATACGTTATCAATTATCTATTGCAGCTAGACCGTTCGTATTTGAACCTAATGACAATTTAACACGTACACAAATAACAGGTGTAATTCAATCATTGTTTATTGACTTGATTAGTAAGCGTGGTTTATACGACTATTTGGTAGTTTGTGATACAACAAACAACACACCAGATAGAATTGATAGAAACGAACTATGGGTAGATATTGCAATTGAGCCGACAATTACGGCTGAGTTTATTTATATACCAGTACGTGTAGTTGCTACAGGCGCATTGAGTGGCACTAGTGGTTCTTAATAAGATAAATATTATACAGGAGATATAAAAATGGCAACAGGCTCAAGTTCACTGTTCAACATGACAGTAGGTGCAGACAATTCCCCGAGTTCTCAGGGTTTGTTGATGCCTAAATTGCAATATCGTTTTAGAGCGTTATTCATCAATTTTGGTAAGAGTGGTTCTACACAAGAATTAACAAAACAAGTTATGGATATCCAACGTCCTAATTTGCAATTTGAAGAAATTCCACTAGATATATATAACTCAAAAATATATATTGCAGGTAAACCATCATGGCAAGAAACACAAATTAACTTACGTGATGATGCACAAGGTAACGTAACTAAGTTGGTCGGTGAGCAAATTCAATTACAATTTGACTTTATGGAGCAAGCAAGTGCTGCAACAGGTCAAGACTATAAATTCCAAATTAACTATGAAGTACTAGATGGTGGTAATGGTGTATTACAACCAACAGTATTAGAGACATGGGAATTATTAGGTTGTTTCATTAAGAGTGTAAACTATAATAATATGGATTATAAACAGAATGAACCAGCAACTATTCAATTATCAGTAAGATTTGATAACGCAGTACAAAGCCCAATTGGTACTTCAGGTATTGGTGTACAAGTTGGTCGTGCATTCGGTGGAACAGCTGTAACAGGTATCGGTTCTACTGGAAGCTAATATTTTACAATTAAACATTAATTTATAATGGCCGGATTCTTTCAACAATTTGCCGGTGACGTTGCAAAAGGCTTCTTAAGCAATCCTTACTTGCGTGATTATACTCATGCAAGTAAGACCTTTGTAACAAACGGATATGCTTACGCACCAAAGTATAAATTCTTATTTCATGTATACTTTGATATCAACTCAAATTATATAGGTTCTATTGATAACACTGTACCTACAGATCATAATTATGGTCTTGCGGTTAAATCAGTCCAACTTCCTAAATATACATTTGATGTTGCTACGATGAATCAATACAATCGTAAAAGATTAGTACAGACTAAAATTAAATATGATCCTGTAAATATTACAATACATGATGATAACAATAGTTTGATGACCAAATTATGGTATGCATATTATACATACTATTATAAAGATGGTTTACAACCGGATTCCGGAGGCGTGGATACAACTAATAAAGCTGTTGGAAAAGTATTAAGTCCAACTGATATTAATAGACGAAATCTATATAAACCAACATTAACAGGTGATAATGATTGGGGTTATATAGGAGAACCTGATAATAGTCCAAAATTTGATACAGGTGCTAGTAATACTAAAATTCCTTTCTTTAGGGGAATTAATATTTATGGTTTTAATCAGCATAGTTTTGTAATGTATAGATTAATTAATCCTCTAATAACATCATTTTCACATGACACATACAGTTATTCTGAGAGTAATGGTGTTATGGAACATCAAATGACATTAGAATATGAAACTGTAAAATATTATACAGGTGCTTTAGATGGAAAAAATCCAGGAGCTATAGTTAAGCAATTTGGAGATCCGGCACACTACGATACAACATTAAGTCCTCTTGCACAACCAGGAAGTAATTCTAGTATATTAGGTCAGGGTGGTTTACTAGATAGTGCAGGTGGTATTGCAAATGATTTAGCTAATGGTAACTATTTAGGTGCATTAAAAGGTGCAGTAAATACCGCTAAGACATTCCATAATCCGCAAACAATTATTAATGCTGCTAAAGGTGATGCTATAAGTGCAGGTAGTAATTGGTTACAAGGTACACCAAATAGAAATAATTTATTTAATTTCCCAAGCGATACAACTACACCACAATCCATACAAAATAATGTTAACAACAGTATACAAAATGGTGTAAATAGTGTAAATGATTATGTAAGTAATGTTCATTTAGGTAACAATGGATTAACTACTACACCATCTACACCACTATATCCAACAAATACTAAAAAGTAAATAAAATATGCCAGTTTATAATACAATAGATGCACCAACATCAGCAATGGATGCAACAGTTAGGGTATTTGATAGTTTTTACAACTATGACATGACTGTGGATTCTACAAAATATGAAATTGTAAGATCATATTTTCAATCAGTAACTGATAGTCAGGATATTGCAGCAAACTTTGCTACTATGCTTTTTAGAATTGCGGGTATCACTGGTATAGATCCTTTGAACGTATTAAGTATTATTCAAGGTAAAAGCAAAATGGAAGCAAATGCTATTATGATTTATTATCTTAATAATCTAAAAAGCAAAACTGCACTATATGGTATAAGTGTAGTACCGCAACCAAATCAAAACGTTCAACGTAACGTAGTAGTATAATGGCTAGCTACGCACAAGGTGTATTTACACCAACACAACCTGAAAAATATATAGGCAAACATGCACCTAGATATCGTAGTGGTTGGGAATTTACTTTTATGCAATTCTGCGATAAAAACAAAAATGTACTTAAATGGGCAAGCGAATCTATAATCATTCCCTATATGCATCCATTGACAGGTAAGCGTACTAATTACATACCTGATTTTTTAGTTATATATGAAAACAAGCATGGGCATCAAAAAGCCGAAGTAGTAGAAATTAAACCAAAAAAACAAAGTCTTATTGAAAGCCGTACTGCTAATGCACGTGATAGGGCAGTAGTAGCAGTTAATCATGCTAAATGGGCAAGTGCAATGGCATATTGTAAACAAAATGGACTTACATTTCGTGTAATTACTGAAGACGACCTTTTCTATCAGGGTAAAAGAAAGTAATAAATATTACTATTATAGGATAGTAATATGACAAAAAAACTTGAAGAATTATTTGAACTTCCAGAAAGTGAAGAAGAGGTTCGTTTTGAAGACCTCGCTTTAAAAGACATGGAACATGAAATAATCACACAAGAAGCATATTCAACATTAGAAAAAATAGAAAATGCATTACCTCAAATTCGTGGATTAGAAGCCAGCGATACTGAGATTGATGAGTTAGCACAATTGGCTACATCTAGCTATAAAGATTTAATGGATTTGGGTATGCAAGTTGATAGTCGTTTTGCTAGTGAAATATTCAATAGTGCGGGTACAATGTTAGGTCATGCTATTACTGCTAAGACTGCTAAAGTTAATAAAAAGCTAAAAATGCTTGATTTACAGTTAAAGAAAGCAGCACTGGATCACAAGATTAGTGAAAAAGTAAAAGAGATTGAAAATGTTCCTTCAGGGGAAGGTACTCTACTTGACAGAAATGAAATACTGAAAACAGTTTTGGCAAGTAAAAATACGCAATAAAGATAAATATTATATAGGAATAAATTATGAAAAGCCTTCGTCACTATTTAATGGAATCAGCAAGAACGTACAAGTATACGATCAAAATCGCCGGTGATTTGGACAAGAATTTTTTGGATCTGTTTATACATAATTTGTCTAAATTTGATCCAGTTAAAATTGATGATCCAAAACAAACCCCTGTTCAGAAAGACCCATATGGATTTCCTGAATTACAAAATGAATCAATAACTATTATTAAAGCTGAATTCAAATATCCAGCTAACGAACCAATGATACAACAGATTGGTCAGTTGTTAGGTTGTAATGTTAACATGATTAGAGTTACTACTACTGATTATAACGATTCAATCAATAGTGAAGTTGACAAGTATTCAAATGAAATGCGTGAAGAACCTTTATTGTTACAACCTGAAATGGATGACAATGGTAAAGAAGCAAGTAAAGAATATGCAAATCAATATTTAGATAAAGTAATGCCCAAGAGACCTAGCATTGACTATAAATTTGATGCACCGGCAACTCCTACTAGCCCTAACAAGAGTAAAGAAGGTGTTAATACAAAAGGTCCATTAACTCAAATTACTCCTATCAAAAAGCCATTAACAGGCAATCCTATAATTAACAGAGGCAAATAATGATGGACTTCACAACTAGTCAATTGACATGGATAGTAATCGGAGCATGTAGTATAGGTGGCACAGGTTATATTACAATGGATAATGCTTTACAAAAATTAGATACTAAAATGGAAGTGGCTACTGTGAAGGCGCAAGATACTAACGATAAGTTAGAAGAATTAAAAAAACAACTTAGTCGCATTGAAGATAAGTTAGACAGTAGAAGAAAATAAGGATAACATATAATGGATTTCAGAGACCTAATACAATCACTTGATACTATCAATGAAGATAGTAAAGTTCATAAAGGTACATATGGAAATAAACATGGTAAAGAAGATGTACGTGACCAATATGGACATAAGATAGGTAAGATTGACAAGGATGCTGATGATAAAGATAGTAAAGAAGCTCCTAAGAAAGGTCGTGGTCGTCCTAAGAAGGGATCTGATGATTCAGGTGAAGTTAAAAAATACGATACTAAAAGTTTAGGTGACGTGTTTGGTGGTGGTAAAAAGCCAAACAAAGAAGTAGGAAAGAAATCTGTTAAGCATAGTTTAAAAGATTGGATTGAAGATGTAGCACAAGGTAAAGATGCATTAAATGAATCAGGTCCTGGCGCAGTAAGCACAATGGGAACTAATACTAGTGGCGGTTCTATTAGTTCTACTGGCACAAATAATAGTGCTGGACAAGATCCACAGATGATGAAACAAGTAGACAATGTTGTTAAAGGTTTAAAGAATAAGGTGCATTTACCAGTAAGTGATATCAACAAAGTAGAAAAGGGTATCGCTGCAACAATGTCTGGTCAAAAGATGGATGGCGCTACAATGAAGGCAACAGGCGGTTTAGGTGCTGAATTACTAGACGTTATTAGTAAAAGCGCAAATCCTAATGAAATTTTAAATCCTATTGCAAAAGCAAGTCAACAACAAATGCAAGCACAACAGATGCAGGCTAACCAATCACAAAATTCTCCTGTACAACCAATGCATGAAGAAGATGAAATGGATGAGGGCGAATTAAGTTTTATGGAAGATGATACTGAACATGAAGGTCATGATCCAAGTGAATATGGTATGGAAGGTG